ATGGCGTCGATCGCGAAACTTGGCAGGGGCTGGCGCGCCCAGATCGCCATCAAAGATGTTAGAGAGTCGAAAGTATTCTCGACGAAGGCAGAAGCCGTTAGCTGGGCAGCCAAGCGTGAAACCGAGATCAGGGACGGCGCGGCTACTGGAATCCAGAAGGGGAAGACGCTGGACGACGCCTTCCGCAGGTATGAGAAGGAAGTGTCAGTCCATAAACGCGGACACCGACAAGAAGTACTTCGCATGGCAGCAATCGGCCGCACCGTAATTAGTGGGATCGCTCTTCAAGAAATGAAGCTGGCAGACATCACGTCTGACGTGCTAGGCAGATGGCGTGACCACCGCCTCACGGTCGACAAGGTGCTTGGGTCCTCAGTAAATCGAGATCTCAACTTGCTCTCACACGTATTCGCCTCTGCCTCGAAGGAGTGGAAATGGATCGCCACGTCCCCGACAACCGACGTCCGGCGGCCAGCCGATCCTCCTCCTCGTGATCGCTTATACAGCGACGACGAGATCGAGCGAATCTGCTTTGCTCTCGGATTCGACCAGGCCCAGACCGAACTGGCGACAACAGGGTACGAGCGCACGGCTGTCGCGTTTCTGTTTGCAATTGAGACCGCCATGCGTGCGGGTGAGATATGCAGGCTGACAGCAGCAGATATCATAGGTCGCACGGCAACACTACATCAGACTAAGAATGGCACCAAGCGTGCTGTTCCGCTATCCCGCCGCGCCCTGGAGCTACTAGCCCTGCTTCCCGCAGTACCTACAGGTGAACCGATCTTCGCTACTACTGCAGCATCCCTTGATGCTTTGTTCCGGAAGGCTAAGTCGCGCGCCATGATAGAGGGAGGCACCTTTCACGATACGCGTCATCTAGCGATCACTCGCTTGGCGAAAAAGCTAAATGTACTAGATCTGGCGAGAATGGTAGGCCATCGCGACCTACGGCAACTTCAAGTGTATTACAACGAAGCTGCGGAATCGATAGCATCAAGACTAGATAATTAGTACCCTCAAGAAACTAATTGACCATTATTTATCCACAGGCACGCTCATTTTTCCGCTCTGCGTGCAAAAATAATTTGCAGATGTTAGTGCGCGCTCACCGCGCGCTCCCTATCACTCCGGGCTAACTCAAAAGTCAAGCCTGTACGTTTCGGGAAAACGGAAATTTTGAGACTTTATTCACTTGCCACTATCGTGAACATGACCATACAATTAGTACATATCCCGTGACGAACACTAGATATAGTGGTTTTGCGTTGGGGAAAGGTGGGGGCTAGAGCAGTCTGCAAACTGCTCTGCCCCCTTGAAAATGACCCAGCCGCTTTGGAAGGCGGATTAGCAAGTTGCTAGAAAGGCAGGGATCAAATATGGCTAAAACCCATATGATCAGAAGATCGTAGAGCTGGAGCCGTCCTGAAAGCTGCGTAAGCTTTCAGGACTCCATTTTAAGTCAATTATCCGCGCGTGAATATGATCATGCGCAAATTTGATGTACTAAGGAGTCTATTATGGCAACACGAAAAATTGGACGTGACGCAGGAACCGGGCAGTTCAAGCCGGTCAAAGAGGCACAAAAAGACAAGCAAGGCTCGGTAGTCGAGACCATCAAAGTACCGGCAAAACCGCCGGCCAAGAAGAAGCCTTAGCCCACTATGAGGCGATGGGGCTCAGGATTGTGATTCCTGTTGTCGTGGGTTCGAGCCCCATCAGCCACCCCAAAGAATTAGCAGTAAAAACAAAGGGTTGCACGCTTCGGCGTTGCAACCCTTTGTTCTTTTTGGAAGATGAATTCCAAATTTTGGAAGATGGCGTATGGGAATTAGGGTTGGTGGTTCTCGAATCTGACTGACCACTCTTGCACGTAAGCTGGCCCGCTATCACCCTGCGGCCGCTCCTCCCCCTTGAGCAGCATCCCAGGCCCGTGCATGGTCGTCAGACGTACTTCGTGCAAGTCGGGCAGCAATGGCGCGGCCACGTTATTGTTCGGGTCGACCACGGAAGCGACGACCGAGGTGCCCAGTCCATAGACACGGACCTCGCCCTCGACGAACTGCGCCCGGTCGATATCGGAATTCGACAGGCGCCTGCCACTTGATCGAAGACGTTTCACTTTTCCGTACATGGAGGCAAGTGTAGCACCGTTGATCTGAATCAAGACCGCTGGCGCCCGGCGCACCATGCTGCCTCATGGATACGCGAACCGACCGCCTCACCGCTGTTCAGGTGGACCTGGCCATCAACATCGCCGCCACGCACGGCACTGCTGCCGGTGCGCGCGCATTACGCGATCTCTGCCGTCCGATCGAGCTGGCTCTGCGAGTGCTGCTCAGACCGGACAGGCGTCGGCTGGGGGACAATCTCCACCTGGTTATCGACCACGCGCATTACCAGCTCGGCACCGCGCGGGGTGATGACATGGAACTCCATCAAGGCCTCGCGTTCAGCGCTTGGCAGGCGTCGAACCGGTCGAGGACGCGCTGATATCGTCGCACGATTCCTGCAACGTCTGCTCCGTCGGCGAGAATCTCGACAGCAACCGCCGGCACAATTGCCGGTCCTTGTCCGTCAACCGCAGGTCCGCCGGCAGTGGATCGATCACCGGCCGCGGCGCTGGTTGGTACGGCAGCTGCGGGGCAGCGCAGGCTGTCGCTGCCAGCAAGCACACGGCGCTGAGCAGCCTTAAGGGATTCAGCATGTTCCTTTTCCTTCATGAATGCGGCCGCGTCCTTGGCAGCCAGTTGTTCGCGAAGCTCCGCTTCGATCTGTCGGTTTAATTCGGCCTCGAAATCGTGCCGCTTCTGACCTGCGGCGATCGCCGCCGCGTATCCGGCGTCGAATTTATTTGCACCGAAGTGCAGCGCTCCGAGCCAGGCGCAAATGACCACACCGATCAGGGCGATCACACTGAACAGAACACGCTCGACGTGCGTCATGCCGGCACCGCGGACGGCAGCACGTCGTACTGCGCCATCCTCCGACCGCGCATGACGGCGATCAGGTTCTCGGCATACTTCGGATCGGTTGCGTAGCCAGCCCTCTGCGCGGCGCGCGCCCAGGCCTCGCCAGTCACCTCGCGGAAGCAGTCGCGGTAGCGCGGGTTGATCTTGAAGAAGCGGCACCGATCGGCAACGCAGTCGGCCAGGTTGTTATAAGCACGGAACTTGTCGACGATATCCACACGTTTGCCGCCAACATATTCGTGCGTCGGCACGTCGACGGTCTTGCCCTTCCAGGAGCGATCGGCCTTGATGCCGAATAGATTGTTACCGGGCGCGCGGGCGCCCCAGCCGGATTCGAGTGCTGCCTGGGCCAAGGTGAACGATGCGGGAATGCCGTGCTCGCGATGGCCCGCTTGGGCAGCAGGCAGCAGGAGGTTGATGAATGCGGTCGGGGGCATCACATCATCCCCTTCACGTCGTTGACGATCTCGGCCAGATCCGCATCGCGCCGCTTGTTGGTGAACTTGAACAAGGCCCGCACGGCCGCCCATGCAGGCAGACCGCAGAAGAACATCAGTCCGCCCTGCGCCATCAGGCCGATCAGGTCATGCGACCAGTTCTCGACGCCGACATATTTGATCAGCGCGGCCCCGCCGCCGATCGAGCCGACGAGCGTGCACGCCAGCGCAACGCGCCATTCTTTCCTGTCCGTTGGGGTTGTCATGGTCATGACGACGAAAGCAGCCATGCCGGCTGCGATGCCGCCCATGCCGGCAAGCCCGCCGATAATCTTCCAGCCCGCTACACCGGCGGCCGTGCCGGAAATTGGTTCGCTCATTCGTTCTTCTCTCATCGTCAGCTGTGGCCCGGCGCACCGGCCGGGAAGACCACAGTGTCACGCTGACGCTGTCTCATTTCTCGGAAGAATGAGACTATTTGATGAGGGCTGGACGAAGGTATGCGATGGTGGTTTTCGGGTAGTTGGGCATGTGCAGATCGATGGGACGTACGCGCCCCATCACGTCGGGGTCGAACAGCAGCGTGCCGCCAGCCTTGACGATGGCGAACACGTACTCGCTGCACCACCAACGGTTCTCGTTGTTCCAGTCCTGCGAGTAGGTCAGCGGAATACCAACAGCCCCCCACCAGTCGTAGCCCTTCCCCTCCTGGCTCTCCGCGAACTTACGCGCCGCATCCAGGTCAGGCACCCAGACGCGCATATCGCGAAACACGACTACCCCTGCCATCATCTCGGCGACGGTTCCCGACCGGCAGCCGTGGGGCATTGCGGATTCATACGCGCGATCGCCGATGATCGCTATCGCGTGACTGAACTGACGCGAGCCAGAAGCGACACCGATGCCCAAGCTGATTGGGTTGTAGGGCCAGCGGCTGGTGAGGCGGATCGTAACGTAGCCGCCACCCATTGTAGGATCGAGAGGCTTCATGCGATCACCAAGCGATTGCCGCGATCTCTTCGGGCGTGATGGCATCTGCCAGCAGCGCTTTCAGCGATTGCGAACGGTTAAAATTATCGGTGCCCTGCGCAGTCATCGAGGAGTACATCGCCCGGAATGCGTCGACGTCGAGGAGCGGCAACAGCGTGTTGTCAGTGGCCTTCCACGCTCCTGGGAAACCATCGGGGAATGTGCCGAACAACGCGACGTGATTGGCCACGCCATCGATATCAGATCGCGACAGCGCATCGCACGCGAATCGGTGACCTTCGTGCGGGAACGTCGACATGTTCGCGGACGCGCGCCAGGCATTGATCTGCTCATTTTTCTCGGCCCGCATCGCAGCGATATCCACCGTACCGCGGCTTTCGATTTCAAGCAACTCCTCCGGAGTGGCGTCGCGGGTGACGCCATCAACCATTACCTGGATGGTCATTTAAAAATTCCTGTTTCCAAAAATGCGGATTGTGCCCGCCGTGAAAGGGACTGCAGCGCTTGTGCCAGATGCAACTATCCTGAATCCGCTGCAAAGGCCCGTCCGCTTGTGACAATTCTCGGACATGACAAAGACGGGGTCGCTGTTAGTCGAAGACGAAAAACCCCTGATGCCTACGCTTTTAATGTCACTGGTGTTCGTATTGCGAATCTCGATAGTTAAAGTTGCGGCGCTAGTTTTGAATGCTCCGCCCAGACTCAGGCCATTACTGACGTTACCTCGGTAACCAGCAGCCGATGAGTCAGCTTGCCCCCCATAGGCCAATTGAAGCCTGGTCGTAGAGCCATCAACCGAAGGGTCCATAGTGCCTAATAGCCCCTGAATTTCGATCGTGTATTTGTCATACAAAGTACTAAAAACATTCAGAAAATCAATAGTTGCAACTGAGGATGCAATCGTTGCGGACGCGAGCGGAACCAATCCACTTGTGCCGACGTCACCTTTATCCCCATTGCGCTGGAAAAACAGCATCAAGGCATCGCCCGCAACAAACGGACTGGCCGCACTGCTATCTGTGCACGCGACGGCGAGATTCCGGTAGCCGGTGGGCGCTGCGCGCGCGGTGACGTCAAACGTCATCCACTTGCTCAGGTCGCCCTGCTTCACCAAGCGGATCGAACCCTTGATGAAGCTGGTCGAGCCGTCCATCGTGTCGATCAGCGTCGCGTAGTCCTGCCCGCTGGCGGTCAGGTCCAGTCGCATTACCGTCGCGCTATTCTGCGTTGCGGCCGACAGTCGCAGCTTGCCTGGGCCAGGATCGGCATCGGCGGTCGCGGTATCGAATACGTATGGAATCGCATACACACCACCAGCGGCCAACGCATTGAGCGCCCCAAGGGTTTCATTGACCTCGCGGCCCCATTTGGGAAAGTTCTGAAATACAGCCGCCATCAAGTTATCGAACAACTTCTGCTCCTGCGTCCGATTCGGCATTTTCGATTCGTCCAGGAATGTGGTGATCCCCGCCATTACACGGCTCCTTCAATAGTTAAACTCATGAGTGATTTCATCTGGTACTGGAAAACGACTTTGAAGCTGCCGTAGCGCCCGGCGACCACAGTGGATCCGCCAGGCCCGCCACCGAACCAGAACAGCATCTGCTGCCGGCGCTCGAACAACCTCCCTTGCAGGTATTCGACCTGGTCGTTATCGACGCTGACATCACACGACATTCGCTTGGCGTACGGCCGCCTCACCGTGCTGCTTGTGCCATCGAAATTGAACGTGGTGCTCGAGTAGTCCTTGCCCTCGGTCGACAAGCCAAGCAGCGTCGGCCCGAAGTCGTCGACAGGTCCGACGCCGGCCATGCCGCACTTCGCCACGCCGCCAATCTTGCGAATGCAGATCGTGATTAGCGCATTGGCATACACCGGCATCTTCAACGTGCCGAAGAAGTCTTTGCGACGGATCCGCTTGAAGCACCAGTTGAAGAAAGAGCTGGCCGACGTCGATTCGACCAGTTCAGCCGTCTCGGTGTAGACCAGGCCCTCGACTGGATCGACCACGCTGATGCGGATCTCGTCGGCGAACACGTTCCCCAGATACATGCCCTGGCAGATCGCCTCCGGCGACAGCACCAGGATGATTTCATCGGGCGACTCGGTCTGCGTGTTGTTGTATTCGTCGAGCATCTTCCGGCGGTTCGTCACGCCGCGCGGCGTCCACGCAGTCGTATCCGTCAGCGCCTTCCCGACGTTGTTGGCGATCAGTGACTGGAACACTTTCTCCGTCGCCGCCTCGTGCACCAGCACGTCCTTGGCATAGGTCGCCGTGGTGACGTACGCTGCCTCGGTGATCGGCACGTTCGAATACACGATGCCGGCCCCGGGGCCAATCACCTCGCCGGCATCGAGCAAGACGTACGGTGCCTTGCTCAAGTCCGCAGGGTCATAGGTGACCCGGAGGGTATTGGCCGGCGCCATCTGCTGCACGCCATTGCGGTCGTAGTACGGGGCCGAAGCGGCGCGAGTGCACGTCACCGTGCCCAAGGTAACCGGGTCAACGATGATCATGCTGGTACCGCTTTCGTTGCGAATGGCTTGTCGCCGTTGATTGCGGCGTCCAGGTGCTCAGCCGTGGCCTGCGCGCCGCCCGCGATCGCGCGGTTCTCGGCGCTGTTGGCCTCGCGCAGCATCGCCACTTCGGCGCGCAGCGCGCGTACCTCGGCCACCAAGGCATCGCTTCCGCTGGATGGTTGCATCAGGCGGTTCATGATGTTGCTGGTCTGGCTGGCGTTGAAGATGCGCGACGAACCGGTGGCCTCCAGCTCCGGGCCGTTCTCTCCCACGATGCGCCAGCCGCCGGCGTGGTCGCCGCCTGTAGCGAAACCCGGAACCTTGTTGAGCTTCTTCCACTCGTCCGTGCCCTGCGCCACCTTCGTGAAGTCGGCGATCTCCCCCGCATCCATCGTCGAGCCGTAGGCCTTCATCCAGAACGCCAGCCCTTCGGCGTCCGGCGCGCGACCCAGCACGCTCTCGTACAGCTTGTTCAGCTTGCCCTCGGTCGAGTTGGCAATACCATCGACGATCTGGCCGATCGGCGTGCCTGACGCGGCCGCGTTCTTCCACCAGTCGAAGCCGGCGGCGTCTGGCGCCCGACCCAGGTGGGTCTGGTAAGCGCTGTTGATTGCCGCCGACGAGGCAACGAACGGGTTCTGCTGCGCAGCCAGCATGGTGCCCTGGAGCGCCCGCAGCGCGTCAAGGATCGACAGGCCGGTAATGCTCTGCCCCTTGAGCACGTCGATCTGCTCCTGCTCGCGCTTGAGCATCTCGTCGAACGAATTCAGCTGTTCTTCCAGAGTCTTGAGCGTGCGTTCCTCGGTCGTCAGCGCCGCATCGGACAGCGCCGCCAGATCGGCCATGCTGTTGCGGGTGCTGAAGAAGTCGCGCTGGTAATCGGCAAACGTCTCGAACTGCGCGCTCGCGTCCTGCGACAGGATGTTCAGCGTCGACTGCAACTTGTCCGAATCCGGGAACACGCCGCCGGCCCGTGCGAGCGAGATGAACATCGACAGATCGCCTTGGGCGCGCGCACGGTCGGCAACCTCCTGGCCTGGGCCACGCATGCCGTCGATCGTGCTGCGCAGGCTCGACGTCACCGCGCGCAGCTTGTTGGCCGCGTCGGTGTGCGCCTTGACCTGGGTCTGCAGCAGCGCCTGTTCGCGATCGACGACGCGCTGCAGGACACCGAACGCGCCGTCGACGCCGCCCAGCAGGCCCGCGGCCACGTCCTTGACGGACTGGATAGCCAGACTTTCGGCCTCCAGTGCCTGGATGCGATCCCACAGCGGACGGTTGCTTTCGTCCAGCGCATCGCGTTCCTTCGCCAGCAGCTGCTCGCGCGTCATGGTCAATTCGTCGAGCCGGTCCTGCAGGCTCTTGCGCTCGTCGGCGATCTCCTGCATCGATTTGCTGAAATCCTCGACGGCCGGGTACACCTGGGCGAACACGTCGGCCAGGTTCATCAGGGCGGTGAACTGCTTGGCGCCCGCTTCCGTCGTCTTGTCCATGCCCAGGGCGACATCACGGAATTTATCGCGGGTGTTGACCGACGACAGGCCCATGGCCGCCAGCTGCTCGGTGACGTACTTCTGGACGGGCGCCAGGCGCTGCGCCTCGGTCAGGAAGTTCTGCGCGAACGAATCGGCCTGACCGGCCAGCGAACTGATGCCGCCACCCATGGCGATCAGGCGCTCGCGCGCAGTCAGGCTTTCGATGCCGACCGCGCCGAACGTGGTACCGATCGACATCATGATCGAGTCGAGATTCGCGTAGTTCGACGACACGCGTGCCAGGGTCTCGAAGTAGCCCTCGCCGACCTGCTGGAACTGCTCCAGGCCCGCGACGCCCCACTTCGCCATATCGTCGCCCAGCTTCGAGAAGCCGGCTTCGAGGGCTTTCTGGATGTCCTCGGCCTTCATGTCCTTGAGCGAGATCTTGCCCATGTCGACCACGAAGCTGTTGAGGCGGGTATTGAACGCGTCGCCCTGCAGGCCAAGCAGATCACCGGCCTCGCCAATGGTCGACGCCAGGTTCCTGATGATCAGGGAGAACTGTGCGTCCGCTTCGCCGCCCAGGCCTGCCAGCTGGGTCCGGTACTTGTCGCTGCCGAACAGACCACCGTCCTTCTTGGTGTCGGTGTACTGGTTCGCCACGACTCCGGTCTGGAACACGTCGGCCAGGGACTTCGCGCCGAAGGTGACGCCGGTGTCCAGGGTCGTGACCTTGCCGCCGAAGAGACCGTTGAAGATCTTGCCAGTCAGCTTACCGACCAGGCCGCCGGTCAGCTTGTCCAGCACCACGGCCAGCGGGCCGCCGGTGGCCATCAGGCCCGTCGTCGAAGCACCGAAATCGTAAGCGCCACCATTCTTGTTCGGCGCCATCTGACCGGTCAGGCCGGCCGTGCGCACCAGCAGGTTGCCCAGGCCGCCCAGCGAGTTCTCGATGCTGCGCAGCGACGACACCATGTCCGAGGTGTAGCTCAGCTGGATGCCCGAGTTCTCTTCCAGGATCGACATGGCGCGCGCGATCGAGTCCGACTTCGCGTCGGCGTCGCCGAACACCGAGCCGGTACCGAACGCGGCCTGTCGGTCCTTCGCGGTTGTGTCCTTGCCGCTGCCACCGATGCCGCCGATCGCCACGCCCAGGCCGGCCACAATGGCGGCCATCGCTGCCATGCGGCCGAATGCGGTGTACGGGTCGCCGCTGCCCTGGCTCAGGACGGCGCTGATCCCCTTCGGTACCAGCTCGGCCATCGTCATCGCCAGCTCGGCGGCGTGGAACGCTTTCGACACCGTCATCATCACCTGGTAGCCGCGGCTCTGCTCGCCGAAGAAACCGGCCGCCGCGCCGGCCATGTCGCCGTATCCGGACAGGCGGTTCTTGGTCTCCATCTCGCTCAGGCGCGACATGTCCTGAATGTACTGCATCTCGGTCTTCGCTCCGGCGTCGCGCGCTAGCTTAGCGTTTGCACGTTGCTTGTCGAAATCCGCCTGACGCTTGCTGAAACCGTCAAGCGACGAAGTCAATTCCGAGATCGCAGTGCCGGCCCCGCCGAACGCTTCGCGCAGAGCTTCGCCGAATGACTGGGCGCGAGCAGGATCAAGGAAGGCATCCAACGACTCGGCAGCTTTGCGGCCAGCTTCCATAGTGTCGATTTTGCCAAGCGCAGCCGCGTTGCGTTTCTTAGCAGCGATTAACTGTTCCAGGTTTGCAATCTCGTCAAGCGTCAGGATCTTCGACGACCGCTGTGCCAACTGTTCTTCCAGTCGTGCCAGTTCGAGGGCCTCGATCTCGCCCTTGGTCTTGCCGAAAGTAAGAGCGAGCTGCTCGTTGGTCGCTGCCTCCGCCTGAGCGTCCGCGATCGCCTTTGCCGCGCTGGCCTCGTATTGGGCACGCTGCTTGTTGTACGACTCCAGGCCCTCGGCTGCGCGCTTATTCGATTCGATCACCTCCAGCGTCGTTACAGCTTCCTGAATCAAAGCTTCAACGTTCGCGCGCTGGATGGGCGAGAGCTTGCTCTTCACTGCAGCGTACTGCTCCGTGAGACGCAGTTGTTCCTGCTGGCTCGCGGACAACGGCGCGGCGTTTTGCAGTTCCAGATTCGACTGGACAATCTTTGCCTGAATGGCAGCCGTCAGCTTGCGATAGGCATCAGCCTGCGCATCTGCTGCCGCACCACCATTCCCGAAATCGACCTGCCCTTTTTTTTTGTCGCCCTTGCCTGGGTTCGGAGCAGTATCGACAACTCGATTGGTAAACTGCTTGAGCACTGCCTGCTCAAAATCGTTACCTGATGCGTTATAGAAATCCTTCCACTTTTTGTTCGCACCTTCCAGTATCTTGTCCCGCTCCGCGGATACCTTACGAACCTCGTCGAGCGGCGATTTTCCTTGCGCCAGGTTGATTGCCATATTTGCTGGCGACACGGTCCATAGCAACTCCAAGTCAGCCACCATGACCTTCACGCTGCTGCTCAGCGCCGAGACCGTTCTTGCGCCGAGCACGGCGACATCGGCGACACGTGCAATGCCCATAGCCACGCTCTTGGACCAATCGCCCAGCTCACCGGAATCGACGATTCCATCCTGTGCCTTCAAAACATCGGCGAAGCCCTGCGCCAGGCCGGACATCGCGGGAAGCGCGGCTATGGTGACCTTCTGGAACACTTCATCGGTTCGCTGGCCCAATGCGGTGAACTTGTCTTGCAGGCCAGTTGCCTGCGCGACCGCTTCTTTTGTAACGACAGAGAAGCCGTCGACGCTATCTGCCAGGTCGTTTAAGAATGGCATGAGCTTGACGCCGGACTCACCGAAGAGTGCGTTCACGACTGCCGCTTTCCCGGCACCATCCTCGTAATCCTGCAACCTCTTGGCCACTTCGACCATGGCGTCACCTGGGTCGCGTATCTTGCCGGCGCTGTCCCTGGCGGTCATGCCAATGGCGGCCAGCGCCTTGCGCGCCTGGCTCGACTTCTCATCTACGGTGCTCAGGCCGATCGACAGTTTCACGATCGCCGGGTCGACCGCGCCTGCGAAATCGACACCGAACGCCTTGGCTGCTTTCTGGATCTGCGACAGGCGCTCGACGCTGGTACCGACCTTCTGCGACAGGTCGTCCAGTTCGGCCATCGAGTTCATGGCATCGACCACCTTTGATCCGAGCGTCGCCAGTGAGAGTCCTGCGACGGCGAAGCCGGCCACCTTTCCGACGGTCGACTGCAAGACCTCGAACCTGTCGGTCAAGCCACCCATCTGCCCTGATATGCGCTCAAGCGACTCGCTATCCATACCGCGCATCGCGTCACGTACGGTCTCGATACGGCGACGACTTTCGTCAGCGCCGTCTACAATCAATTCAATCAGTGCGCGGGGGCCTGCCATCTCTAGGGTTCCTAATTGCTACGCTGGCGCGCCCACTCTTCCAGGCACACCCGCTCCATCATTTGAATCGGCAAAAACAGTTTTTGCCTGGATTTTTTTTTGAGCCCTCGCAGCCGCATGCAGGCTTCCACGCCGGGGTAGTTCAAGCCAGTGGCGCCCCCCATGCCGACTGACCATTGCGTCTGGATCGACAGCCAGAGGTCGAATGCTTCTTCGCTTTCGGGCCACAGCCAGAACTCTTCCTCGTCCGGCTCCGCAGATCCATCGACAGTCAGGCCGAGCATCGCCAGTGCGTCGTCCGCATGACTCTGTTCCTCGCGGCCCTTGTCGCCAAACTCGATTTGGCCGCGCGCCAGAAGGCGCACGACCTCGGTCAGTTTTTTGCGACCGCCGATACCTGCTTGAGATAGCACTGCAGGATCATCATCGGCATACCAGGGATTGCGATCATTTCTTCCAGCTGCTCGGTTGCGAACGGCACCGGCTGGCCCTGGCCGTCGATCACGGCATCCCAGCCCTCGCTGACGTTATGGATGAACGACTTGATCGGCGCTACCTTGTCGGATGCCAGCGCGTCGATCTCGTCCTGAGTGAGCCGCTTGCAGTTCAGCGTGAAGTCGAAATCGGTAGGCTTGCCGTCGTCGTCAGGCAGGGTGCCTTTGACGCGGACCGGGAGCTTGTTACGCTTGACGAGTTTGAATGCCACGGTGTTTCCTTTCAGTTTGGGTTGTTTTTCGTTACAGGCACACGATGCGCCATTCGTCATTGCCGTTGACCGGCACCAGACGCAGGTCAAAGCCGATAAGGCGGTTGCCGTTGAGTTCCGACTTGCGGGGGTTGGTCAGCTGGACCGCTGGCGCGTACACCAGCACCTTGTTGCCGGCTGCCGTGCCGATGACGAAGCCGAGGCTTAGCGTCTCGTTCGCTTCCACCTTGTCCATCAGTGCCGCTTCCTGCGCTGCCGTCAACTCCATCTCGACGGTTGCAGTCGACTGGCGATCGGAGATGTCGACCACTTCGGTGCTCAGCATTGCGGTAAAGTTCACCGTATTCCCGAAGTTCAGTTCAAGACCGGTGCTGTTGTAAGTCGTGCCGCCGGTCAGGGCGCCGGCAGCGTAGGTCGCATCGAGCTTGATATCGATGACGTTGGCCTTGGTCATGGAGACTGGCTTCTTCCACGCTGTGAACGTGCCCGATGGATTGGGCGTCGTAACGCGCCCACCATTCAAGCCTGTCCATTCGAACCGCAGCATCGGTCGTTCGCCGACCTTCGCCGACAAGGTGCAGTTGCCCATCGAAGCCAACACCCTGTGCATCAGGCCATCATCGTAGTAATACTGAGTCAGAGTTTTCAGACCGGTCGATGCTGGCGTGTATTCGACACGCGCTGGAGTGGTAAGACTGCCCTCCGCAACGGCGCAACCTTGCAGGAGCTGGCCCCACGCCGGCGGTGTCGCTGCCGCGCCCGATCCTGCCAGTTCAACCGAGTACGAAAGCTTCACACTAGCTGGGCCGACCAGCTGCTCACTGCCGCCGAAGTAGCCGCGAATGAGCGCCCGGTCAATCGATTGTGCGTCGAGCGGAGTGATAGTGACATCCGACACCAGAATTGCATTGGTTGCGCCGGTCGGCACGGCATCCGTGCCAGCGGTCGTTTCGACCTTGGCGGTCACGATAGTGTTCTTGATACGACGAGGCATCGCTTACTCCTGATTCAGTTGTTCAGCCGTCGCCGGCATCGGGGTGTTGGGGATCCATTTCCAGTCGACTGGATCGAACGTCCAGGAGCCACCGCCTGGTGGCAGTGGCAGCTCGCGCGTCGACTGTGCGGCGTCGGATGCAATATCGGTTTCGTTTTTGGTTTCGGTTTTCATATTCAGATCAGGACGCCGTTGTAGGTGCGGTGGTCTGCGACGTACAGCAGCCGCACCCACCCGGTTTTTTTTCCTTCGGACGTGTTCTCCGCTTCCATGCCAGCCAGCTGCAGGTCGGTCACCACGCCGCCCAGTGACGGATCGGCAGCCAGGCGCGCATACACGCGCTCCAGCAGCGGGTCTACCGCCACGTCGCCGCTGTCGCGCACACTGCGCGCGTAGCACTCGACGGTGATGCGCGTCGACCAGTCGATCGGCGCGCCAGCGATCGTTCCGGTTTGCGGCAGCGACTGCTCCCACTGCACACTGATCGCCTCGGCCTCCTGCTCCGGGAACACGTAGGTGCGGGCGCGGTGGATCGAGGCGCACACAGGCGGCTGCGCCTGAAGCGCGGCGACGACGGCTGCGACAACCTGCGAAAACGCCGTGCTCATTGGGTGCACTCCACGATCAGCGTGGTCATGCCCGTGCCGTCCGGCTGCGGTTCGACGATCAGGTACGGCACGCCAGCGATGGCGATTTGCTGGCCCACCGGATCTGCCATGACGGCGCTCGACGCCACTTGCACCGACGGGATGGTGTTCGCCATCCCGCCGCCCAGCGGATCCACCGCGCTGGGCTTGCGGAAGATGCCTGGTACCGTGGCGCCGCCGATCTCCACGCGCACGTTCGCCAGGTGGTTGAGCACCGTGGCGTTGACGACCGCTTCGAGGTTGGCGAAGAACATGGCGGCGCTTAGCGGATGACGCCGTCGAGCAGCACGGTTGCGCTGGTCTCGGTGCCGCTCTTGGGGCCTGCCGCTGCGCCGACCAGCGTGTTGTTGGTCGCGGTCTTGGTGATGCGACGGGCAGTGTTGTCCCAGTAGGCCTTGTCGCCGATGGCGAGGGTGTCGGCGGTGACGGCGCCCAGAGCAAAAATGCCCTGGCGCAGGATCTCGACCGGCGTGCCCTGCAGGGCATCGTTGGCAGCGACACCGATGATGCCGCCGACTTGGACGCCTTGGCCGCTGGTGACGTTGTACGGCGCGGTGACGGTGACGATGTTGCCGTCCTGTATGAAGTTCTTCATGTTGTGGTTTTCCGTGATGGGTGGATGTCCGTGCGCGGCTTACTTGCCAGCGCCCTGGTACAGACCGCGGTGGTCGACCGCCTTGGCGGCGAAGTCGAGGCGGCACTTCCAGGTGACGCCATCGGTTTCGAAGCCGGGCTCACTTTCGATGACCGGGCCTTCGGCACCTTCCAGGTAGCAGTACTCGACGGTATCAACCTGGCTGTTGCCGCTCGCCAGGTACCAAGCGGTCTCGCTCATGCCGTCCAGGATCGGCTCGACGACCGGCTCGACCGCAGTGCGGCCGCCGGCGCGGAATTCGTTCACGTCGGTCTGCTTGGCAGGGACGTAGTTCGAGCTGGTCAGCGCATACGAATCCTGCTCCAGCGATGCCGGGACGATCAGGAAGTTCGGCGCCAGATTCAGCTCTTCGCCTTGCAGGCCCTTCTGCAGGCGCATCGCGGTGCGGCCCGCTTTCAGCGTGGAGAGCTGCAGGGCCGAGCCAGCGCCGGTAGCCAGGTTCTTGCGATCGGCGTGGAACAGTTCTTTGCCATCACCCATCATCGGGTTGCCGGCGAGCTGGCTGTACACCAGGCGGTTCTCCAGGCGGCTGGAGCTCGCGCCGAACGCGGTCACCAGGCGCTCGAAGGCGCGCAGGTCGTCGTTGATGATGGCCTGCCGGGTCAGCGAGACCATGCGGCCGTAGGTCACCAGCCCGTACGACACGCCGGCATCTTTCATCGTGCCGTACTTGAATTCGCCGTGCTCGTTGGTCTGGAGCAGATCCGGCGCGCCCGAGAGCTGAACGATGTTGATGTTCTTGAAGTCCGGCGCGTTCGGCGCGCGGCGTGCCCACTGGGTGTAGGTGCCGATGTTTTCTTCATAGGCTGCACGCATGCGCTTGTTCGCGACGTTGGCGAACAGGGTCGAGAAGTCGCTGGTTCCGTGTGCACCCGAGCGGAAGTGCAGGATGTCTTTTGCAAGACGCATACGGTCCATGCCGCGCGTCGACACGCCCTGCGCTTCCAGGAAGTCGCGGCCCAGCTCGATCAGGCTCAGGCCACGGTACTGGCGGCCGTTGTCGGTCAGCTTGGTACCGGCGTGGATGCGGTGCATGATCGCTTCTTCGATGCCGGCCATGCGAACTTCATGCTCGCCGCCGACCACCTGGATGCGGACGTTCTGGTGGCCGCCGCGGGTTGCGGAGTCGCGCGCCATCTCTTCCAGCACGGCGGCGCGGACCTGGTCCATCGAGTTGCCGCTGCGGATCAGGCCGACGGCGATGTTGCTGACGCCGTGGCGCAGGCACAGGTCGGTGATGTCGGCGGCACGGACGGCCGCGTCCTGGGCGGCACGCGTGGCAGCATCATCGGTTGCAGGCGGCGTGGCCGGCGCTGGAGCTGATGCAGGCGCTGGATCGGTTGCCGAACGGACGGCAGGGGCAGGCGCAGGGTTCTGGGCGCCCGGCTGGGTAGCAATGGTCATGGTGTCTTCCTGGTTGGATGGAGCGGAATGGGCGGGCGCCCGGGTAATGAATTCGCACGGCATGCCATCGGCCGGCGCGCTGCGCGTGCTGGCGTCGGCATCGGCCGGAACGGTGACGAAGCTGATCTCGAACGGCTGCCAGCGCACGGCGCGGTACAGGTCCATGTTCACGCCGTCGGTACGGTCGATGGCGCGGGTGATCTCGAATGTCGTGACGTTGTAGCCGAACGAGATCGAGCGGATGATGCCGGCCTTGATGTCGGCGACGATGCCGGCCATCTCCTGGCGCGTCGACAGGCGCAGCGTAGCGCGGCCTTCGCCATTGGCGATGGTGCCGCTCAGTGCGATGCCGATGATCGACTGGACGCCACCATGCATGCGGTGGTTGTCGATGACCTGGACGGTACCGGCGTCGAAGCGCGTCATGTCGACGGCTTCGGGAGTGACCGCCAGTTCTTCCTCGTACGGCTTCTCGGTCCACCAGTCGTAGCGGCGAACCCGCGAACCGGTCGTCCACACCACCTCGACGGTGTTGTCGGCCTCGTTGTAGGTGGTCGGGACCAGCTGCGCTTCGCGGCAAAGCGAGGGCATGTTGCGCGGGTCGCCGGCGGCGCGGGTTTGCGGGTGAGTAGTGGGCGTCGTCATGCAGCCCACTCTACGGATTGCACTGTCTCAATTCTCGGAAAACTGAGACAATTTTCGATTGGGCTATTTCTTGGTGTCAGTGGTGTAGTAGCGACCGCCGGCGAGCACCAGGTTCTTGGCCGGGTAGGATGCGACCTGGTCGGCGCTCGCGGCTGCGGCGCCAGTCTTCACGGCCGCAGTGGCTGGACTCTGTATGTCGGCACCGCCCTGCCCGTTCGATGCACGTGCGCCACCCGGACGCGGGAGCTTGGTAGCGTCGATCATCAGTTCTCCACCAGGTTGAACCAGATGGTGCGATCGAACTGCTCGCCGTTGTCGCAGGTCACCCGGAAGATGCAGTAGCTGTCCTCGCCCGATTCTCCCATGCCGTCGAGCTTTACCGGCAGCAGGCCGCCCAGCTCGCCCTGCGGCGATCCCTTCTCGAGTAACGTCACCCCGACCGGAACGGCCTCGAACGACACGGCGGTCGTCGCGCTGTCGGCCAGCTGCTGCGTGACATCGGCCACGTAGAACAACTTGTCGTTCGGGTCCTTGTCGATATACCACCGACCGTCTTTCTCGTACGGCTCATCCTTGCCCATTAAAACCTCACTGTCCTCTTGCCGCCGTTGAACGTGGCGACGCGCACGCCGCCACTGAAAATGACCACGCGCTGACCGCCGACGAACTTCACGGTGCGCGATGGGGGAACCTTGGATGCGTCGATGACGCCGGCGCGAGCCCCCGGCACGAACGCAACCTGCTGGCCCTCGATGACGATGCCCGCCGGCGCAACCGACAAGCGGCGGGTTACCCGCATGCCGACCTCGCCACCGGCTATCGTTATCGCCGCCGGGGAGACCGGCAGCGTGTAGCTGTTGGGGGTGGCCTTCTGGCCGTACCGCATTTCTACCGGGCCACCGGTGAGCACCATCGCTGCCGGCTCGACCTTGATGCGCCGGGTGATACTTAGTGCGACCGGGCCAGCAGCCATCACCAGGCCGGCAGGCGCCACGCTGATACGGCGCGAGGCGCGCATGGCCACCGGGCCGGCGGCGATAGCAAGGCTCGCTGGCGTGACGATCAGGCGACGTGACACTCTCATGCGCGCCTGCCCACCAGTCACCGCGAGCGCAGCACCTTCTACGGCAATCACGTGCTGGACGGCTGCTGCTGACAGGTAATCGAAATCGTCCTCGGCGGCCAAGAGCTGCCATGGGTTCGCGGTTACACTATCGATCTCCGCCTGTGTCAGCTTGCGATCCCAGCTACATGCAAGCACGGCGGATGCCGGCCCGAGCGCGAACGAACGCGCAACCTGGAAGCCGGTGCCGATATTGAGCGGGCCGAGCGGCTGATCCGGTGCGGTAGCGCTCGCTATAGACTTCCCATTCAGGAATAGCTCACAGAGACCCAGTCGCTGGTAGGTGGAGATTGCAGTGTAGGTTTGCCCAGTCTCGAGAACGCCGGCGACGCCCGGTAGGGTCAGCGTGTTATACCCCCGCAGCCGCCACTGTGCTCGCAGTCCCCTTTGGTTCAAATACGGAGGGATCACAATGCCTTGCCCCAGCATCGACTGATTGACGGTCCCGTTCGGGTTGACGCCACCTTGTATGAACAGGCAGTGGTTGTTCGCATCGGATGCGCCAACGGACTCGGTGACGGTAAACATAACAAGGATGGTGCCCTCATCCCCAACCAGATCCTCAGACTCAACCGAGCCAGCTACCCATCCAGATTCCCGTCCGGCCGTTGTCCAGCCGAGGCCTGCGTGGCTTGGCAGCGCCGGAATGAGCGATGCGCCATTGACTGCGTTGGGCGACAGGATACGGTTGTTCACCAAGTTGACGACGCCGCTGCCGGCATTGATGGCAACCTTCATCCCCCTCGTCAGAGGGTTCAGTGTGTTAAGCCTGGCGGCGCCCTGCGGCTGATAGCGCATACCAGCCATTACAGCGCCGTGATCGCTTGCAGCTCGATTGCCACCGTTACGGGCTGCACGGTGTTTCCGTACACGACTGCGCGCACGTACATGGCAGCACGCGGCAGGTCGATGCTGTTGGTTGAGTTGCTACCTGCAACGATGTCGCCGCCTACGGTCCACAGATCCCTCCAGGCCAATCCATCAGCCGAGATCTGGAACGTGATCACGACAGCAGCAGCTGGCGCCGTAGCGCCGTTTGTGATCGCGTACGTCAGCAGGCCACCGTAGTGGCCGCGCACATCAGCCTGGCCCGTCAGAGCAGGCGACTGCTTGGTCGAACCAGGCGCTGCTACCGCGGCCGCGATCAGGATGATGGGAGTTTTTGCGATCGCCATTACTTCTCACTTCCATCGGGGTTGAACAGTGCTTCGGCTACCTCATGCGCCGTGAGCGGGTCTGGCTGCTGGCCCAGCGCGCACAGGATCTCGGCATCGGCAGGCGTGATCACGTCGGCGCCAAACGCACGCAGGCTGGCCTGCACCATCGCAGAACCAATGCGCAGCCTGCCCTGGTCGAGCAGCGGGACGACGTGGCGCATGTCATTCGCGGCCTGGAGATGGTCGATCAGCTGGTTGCCGGCCTCGATCCCGATCGTCTCCAGGATCGTGCCATAGCCGATCTCACGGTCGTTCTTGCAAGTGCGACCAGCGGACAGCAACTCGGCCAAGGCCGCGCAGTCGCCCGCCGCCAGTGCAGCAGAACAGGTCGGGTCAGCGTGCGCGCGGGCGCGCAGCTCTGTTTGTTTATCAGGCGACACTCTTCGCCTCCATGGTGACCACGCCCTTGTCGGGGTCGAAGTCCAGTACCACATTGTCGCCATCGCCCAGCGTGATACTTTCGCCGCGATCGATATAGCCCACCAGCGGCTTGCCGTTGGCGGTGTCGTTGACCACCACTGCGTAACGAAACGGCCCGATCGAACCGCCGCTGGCGGCGATGTTCTCATCGGAGATCGCGACCTTTGCCACAGCGCCCGTACGCGATAGCGTCACGCCGTCCAGCACGTAGCCGCCCGCCGTATATGCGCCGCCGCCCACTTGTGCGATATCGGCAAGCACCTTGCTTGCAGCGCTTGGTGCGGTGTTGGTCAATACAGCTTTGAAAACGTGGGTGCGAAAGTTGTGCACACCAGACAGCAGCTGCTCGTAGAAGTCTGGAAGAATTTGCATTGCTGGCATGAGCTGCCTTTCTAAATTCGATTTGAGGTTGTGGGTTTTCGGTTCTATGCTGGCTGCGCCGCGCCGTCGTCCTTGGCCTTGTCTGGCGTCGGCAGGTTCCCCCGCTGCATGAACAGCAGCGTGTCGAGAATGCCCATCTCTTTGAGCTTGTCGATATCGTCCTTGAGCTCGGCGAACACGACATCCGGGTCATACCCCCGCTGCCGCAGTTTCTCGCTGAAGCTGGACAGGCCGCCGCCAATTTCGGCCAGGTCAGCTTTCACGTCCTGCTCCGGGTTCACGTAATCCCATTTCGGTGGACTGAAATCGACCGCCTTGTCGAGTATCCTGATCAGGCCAGCCAGGTAGGCGTGCTCGACGAAGGCGTCGTAGATCGGCACCAGCAGCTTGGGGATCAGGGTCAACCACTGCATCTGGTTGACCGCGCGACGGAAGTCCAGGATACGCACGCGGGCGCTGCTATAGTTCACGGCGCTCATGTCGCCAGTGAGCAGGTGGTACGGCACACCCATGCCGGATGCGATCAGGTGCAGTGCGAATTTGACGTACTCGACGTAACCCGGCGCGGCCTTCGGTTCGACGACGGTGAAACTCATCCCGTTCGGCATGCCGAAGATCGCGCCGCCGCCCAGCTCGCCCAGGTCACGGACGCCACCTCCCTGCGGCTCGCCGCCACCGCCCATGGCTGCTGGGTTGTCCATCGCGTTCATGTCGCCGCTGGCCAGGACCGACAGTCGGCTTTCCAGGTTCTTGCGCGCCAGCTCGGCATCCTCGTACAGCTGCAGGTCGCGCACGCGCGCAATCACTGGGGCCAGGCGTGAGAAGCCGCGGCCCTGCCCTGGACGGGACGGGTTGAACAGGTGGATGATCTGGTTCGCCGGCACCCGCTGGCTCTGCGAGCGGCCACGTGCAACAGCGACTTCGCCCGGGTGCTGGTCCCACAGGTAATACGCAGCGACCGCGCCGAGCATGTCGTACTCGATCCCGTTGATTATCTGGTTGCCGTTGAGCGTGCCCGTGCGGGCGCTGTCGAGCCAGTCGATCTCCAGCAGTTGAAGCTGAAGCGGTACCGGCAGGCCATCCGAGGCGCGCCGCGTGCGCTTGCGCACCAGCACCTCGCCGTCCTGCTCCATGGCCCAGTACGCGGCCTTGGTCATGCCGAACAGATCGAACCTCCCGTCGGCATCGCACACCTTGATCCAGGATTTCAGCAGCTTGCTAAGCTTGTCTTTTTCAGGGCCGGTCGGGCGCGGGATGATCCCCTCGCCGACCGTGGCCGCGACCAGGCCGTCCATGCCGGCCCAGATGTAGGGGACGTTCTGCACCAGGGCGCGCGCCTTGACGCGCAGCGTGCGGGCGTCGGCCTGGTGGTCGGCATTGGCGCTCGCACCGGCGCGCCGTGGGCGCCAGGTGTCACGCGGGCTGGCCGCCTCGTACGCGCGCTGCAACTGACGGCGGGCGAAGTGGCGGGCGATGCCGGCGTGCGGGTTCACGTAGCCGATTAGGCGGTCGATGATGTTGCGCATCAATCGCCCCTGTGCGTGGTGAATCCGAATCGGAACAGGCGCGGGCCGCGGTTCTGCAGGCTGCCGTTGAGGACGCGCGCGGCGTGATCGCGTGCAGCGATCATTTCCGCGGTGCTTTGGTAGACGAGGGTTCGCCCGTCGAACATCACCGACTTCGCGCCGGAAGCAATCGCGGCGTCCAGCGCATCGATGTCATTTTGTGAGATAGCCATGCCCTCACGTTAGCGGGCCGGCTGTCTCATTTCCCGGAAAACTGAGATTATTTCTTTCCGCCCGGGGTCTTGATGATCCGGTACACCGACGCCCTGCTGATGTTCAACCGCCGCGCCACCTCGGTCGCATTGCGGCCGTCAAACATCCGCATGACCTCCAGCACGATCCGGTCGCGCTCGGCCTTGGGACGGCGCGGGATATAGGTCTCGATGCCGGCGAACTCCCGGCGCGCCATCTGCTTGAGCTCAGCGGCGCGCTCTTTCATTTCTGGAAACTCGATTGAGATGAACGCGAAGATGGCGTCGATCAGATCCGGGTCGTCAAGGATATCGGGGTTCACCACTGTCTCCCGACGGGCCGGCGCGGCTGGGGTGATGGGGTCGATTGCGGTTTCGGTTTCCATGGTTCTTGTATTTGTGGTGATGGTGCGGTTGGTACGGGTGCAATCGAGTTGACGGTGACAGCGGCGTCGATGGCAATCTGATCCACCGGGGCCGGATCGCTGAACAGGTCGGGCGTGCTTGGGACAACGATCTCGCGCACCAGCTGCCACTGGCTGGCGGTTTTCTTGTGCAAGCCCAGGTAATGCGCCGCAGCCAGGTTGTAGACCATCAAGTCGCCGGCCTCGTTGCGGTCGTTCTTCTTCTTCTCCCAGACGCGCACCTTGCGGCCACGCTTCCAGACGGTGACGCTGTACTCGGCGGTCAACTGGTCGTAGTACTCGTCTGCCAGTCCGTCGGGGAAGTGCGTCGCGCCCGGACCGTGGGCCAAGTGGTAGCGGCTGGCGAGATAATCCTTCGCGGTGTCGGTACCGATCAGCCACATCTTGGCGCCGTGCGGCATGACTTTGCCCATCCAGTTCACGTCGACCAGCGTCGGTTTGACCGCCAGGATCGGCTTGTTCGAAGTCGAGGCGCCCTTGACCGCGTAGATGTGTCGGTGCTGGCGGGTGCGCGTGAAGTTGTAGACCTCGTTGGTGTGAGCACCACCGGAGTCGATGAACACCGCCGCAATGCCGATCTCGCGCCCGCCCGCGTGGCGGTACTTCGATTTCAGCAGCACGTCGAGCTTGTCCCACGTGGCCTGCTCGGTCGGCGATCCCCACACCACCTGGTAATCGACGATCCAGTCTTCCATGCCCTCGCCCCAGGCGACCACCTTCAATTCGAGGCGGTCGTTCTGGGTATCGACGGCGCCAGTGAGCAGCAGGCCGCCCATCGGTACCGTGCCGAGCTTGTAGCCGCCGGCACGCTCTTTCAGTTCGGATGCCTTAGTCTGTTCTTTCTTGCGCTCCCAGCAGCGCGCCAGGCGCGTGTTGTAGAACGTGATCATCAGTTCGTCGCTGCCCTCGTCGAGCCGGGCGCGGGCGGCGCGGTACTCGAGTAGCAGCGTCTTCCACGGCACCCAGCCATATGGCGCGAACATCCCACTGATGACGAAGCTCTCGGTCTCGCCATCACCAGGCACGCCATCCGACCATGCGCCACGCGCGTACATGCGGCCCTTGTCGGTTTCGCGCATGAATGCACCGCACTCGCAGCATGGGTAGATGGCTTCGCCGGCATCGTCCTCCTGGAGGCGCTCGAACACCATCGGCTGCGCGTGGCCGCAATGCACGCAGTCGGCCAGCGCCTCGCGCTGCGTCCCCCGCTTGAACAGGCCTTCGATGATCGAGCGGCCGGTAACGGTCGGCGAGCTCGGGAAGTAGGATTTGCGGTTGCGCTCGAACGTGGTCTGGCGCGCCTTCGCCAGGGCGACAGGATCGCCCTCGCCGTTGACGTTGTTGTCCGCACGGTCAACCTCATCGAACAGCACGCGACGGGCCGGGATCTCCGACAGGTTGGCGGCAGCGCCGGCGGTCACGATGTGCAGCGAGCCGCCGATGTATTCCTTGGTGTCGAGCGTGTTGACGGAGTCGCGGGCACGGGGCGCTGCAACGCGCTCGCGCACAGGCGGCACAGCCGCGATGGTCTTGCTCACGCGGGCACTGGTGCGCTTCGCCAGCTTGCCGGTCGGCAGGATCCACAGGAAGTTCGCAGGCGACTGGTGCACTGAGCAGCAGAACCAGTTTAAGCCGACCTGCGTCTTGAGCATCTGCGACGCCCCCATCAGCGCGACGACCTTGCATGGGTGGTTGTCGGACAGCGCGCGCATCACCTCGCGGGCGTGCGGCGTGCGGTCGGTGCGGTACTTGCCCGACTCGTTTGCGCCCGACTCCTTCGGGATGATCATGTGCTGGTCGGCCCACGCGTCGACCGTCATGTTCGGGTCAGGCAGCAGCCCGCGCGCGATCGCGGGGCGCAGGAGGCTTGCCGCTGGCATCAGGCCAATCATCCCGCTTGCTCCTCCAGCTGCACGTCCAGGCGCTCGCCGAACGTGTGGGCCATGCTCTCCAGCAGCGCGCGCATCTCGCGCTCGATCACGTCCTCGCACTCCTCGGCGGTACGCAACGGCGCCACATCGGCAGCGATGCGGCGAGCGCAGTTCATCAGCCCGTCGCGAAGTGCACGCGCCGCCTCGAACGCGGCAGCGTCGACGTCGGCCTTGAGCAGGAACTGCCCCGACATTTCGGCCAGCTTGATCTCGGCGGCCGCTGCCTCCGCTGCCTCCCGTCGTGCGCGGCTCGTATCGTAGCCGGGGACCGTCGCCCGCTTCGCATCAGTCTCCGCACCTCCCGCACCCGCCGGGGTGCTGGCGGGCGCCTCGTTTGCCATGGGGGCAGGTCGCTGGGCGTTCGCGCGCGGGCGGGTGTGTTTCTGGTACAGGTGCGTCGCGTAGTCCGGGTCGAGCTTCCCGTCGGTGACCGGGATGCTGCACCTGGTCACCGCCTCGTATGCGGACTGGCGCGATATGCCCACCAGCTTGGCCCACTCGGCGACGGTTGTCAGGTTTTGCGTCATATCGATTCGTTGTCAGGTCAATTGTCAGGAAATGTTTTTTTGTTCCGCTAGTGCGATGACGGGGCCTGAATTACCCTTGCTAGCCCTACCCCAGGAAGAACCTAACCCCCGGGGAGGGGGTGGCCCCGTCGCCTCAGCTGCCAGCAGCCCCCGGGCGCGGCCGGTTGAACTCGGCCTCGAAGTGGCGCGCGAACTGCGCGTCGACCACGGCCTGCCCGACTTCGTGGAAGCGCAGGCGCTGCGTGTACTGGGCCTGCGACACGAAGATGAACACCGGCTTGATCGCGCTGCCCTGGGCGAACTTGCGCTTCATGTAGATGCCCGGCAGCAGGCCCTTGTTGCCGTTCGGCAGAACGAAGTAGGTGACGCCCTGGCGGGCAATGGTGCGGTTCGAACGCTGGCTGCCGGTGGCGCGTGATTCGTGGCCGCCCGTGCGCTGCACCTTGAGCTGCGACAGCACCTGGCGGATCTGGCCGCGGCGCACGTTGCCGTTGCCGTCCAGCTGGGCGCCCTCGCCCGGGACGACGAACCAGCCTTGCGGCATCATGCCGTTCGCCTGCAACATGCGCTCCATGCCCTTGTGGCCACGCGAGCCGCCGAAGATCTGCGGGCCCAGGAAGCGGTCGGCTGGCGTGCCATTGCCGAATGGGTTGTCCTTGACCCACACGCGCGCCTCCAGGCTGTTGCGGTTCGCCGACTTGAGGAACGTGCCGTTCAGCGCGTATGGGGTCGGGCGATCGAAGACCGAGCGCATCTCGGCCTTGATCGCGTCCTGCACGTCCTTGGCCGTGCGCGTCAGCGCGATCGCCGCCACCACCGGCCCACGGCGGCCCAGTTCGTCGATCTGGGCCGCCACTGCCGGGAAACTGCTCCGCAAACTCATCCTCATCGCTTCATACCTCTCAATTTCCGGCTTTGCCGACTGTTTCTCAAACCCTGCAAGTCTGAAGCCCGCATGGATACTGCTTCTTGGCAGGGTATGCAGGCATGCAGGGTTGTTTTACATATGGCTGTGAAAAAAAAGACAGCCCCACCATTTCATTTATTCGCGCATACGTGCGCTATACCCCGCAAACCCTGCCTACCCTGCCAGAACCCACTATCCATGCGGGTTTGCGGCTTGCAGGGTTTGATTCCTACTCTGCGTAACCCTGCAATGCACGGTCCGCACGGACCTTGCCCAGCTCCCGGAACTTGGCGATCTGTTCATCCAATGGGTGCGGGAAATCGTCGTTGTCCACGACAAACACCATCCGCGTCTTCTTGTGCTTGCTGTCGACGGCCACAGACTTCTTGGCCTTGGTCTCACGCCCACCGATCAGGCCGGCGAACTTGCACAGCGTGAGTGGCTTCTCTCCGCTCTTGTCGCACCACCGCTTGTAAATGATGTACAGATCCTCGGACAGGCACGAGCAGTACGGCGCATCCAGATAGCCATCCTTCCAGGCCCGGTGGAACGACATCCAGCCGGCTAGGCCGAATTCGATCACGCGCTCCTTTGCCAGCGTCATCGGCGGCTTGGTGTGCTCGTTGAAGCCATCCAAGGGAAACTCCAGCAGGAAGTGATAGAAGGCTTCAATGGCACCTGCAGCGATCGCATCCTTGACCTGGTCGTAAAATGCCGGGTCCTGCTTGCGGCGCGCCTCGATGACCATGAAGCGCCGGTCTTCCAGTTCGATTGGGATCGGCTGCGGCTCGTTCGACAGGAACACCGAGTTCATGTGGTTTCGCTCGTCGCGCGCCGGCAGGTTCTTCTCGTTGATGTTCATGGTCTTGCCGGTGATCATGTACTTGAGCGTGCCGTTGTGGCTGTACTTGTCGTCGCGCGACAGCACCTCCTCGAACAGCACGAACAGCTTCTTACTTCGCCAGGACGTGAAGCTCGAGTCCAGCTGGTGTTGACTGGCGACCGTGCCGTAGTCGCCGAAGATCGGCAGCATCACGCCCTCGAAGAACAGCGACTTGCCGGTGCCCTGCTTCTCGCCGAACATCAGCAGCGCCGTCTGCATCTTGGCGCCCGGGTGCTGGAGCGGGTAGGCCAGCCAGCGCAGGATCCACTCCATGTATTCGTCGGCCCGATCTTCGGCGTCGCACAGCGATGCAAGGAGCGCGAGGATAGGCTGGATCAGCGCGGGACTAGCTTTCGGCTTGAGCGGCCAGCCCAGGAAGATGTTGACGCAGCTGACCGGGTCGGCCTGTTGCGTTGGATCGAACACCAAATTGCGCGCCTCGATCGTTTTGCGCAGAGCATGCTCTTGCCATTTGCCGGTCAGCTCGGCCGTATAGTCGGCGCGCACCGCGCCCAGCGACATGACCTGCTGGCCGATGCCGTCCCACACGGTCTCTGTGCCGCGCAGGAGCGTGAGGTTGTCGAGCATCTCGCCAAGCTTGCCGCCGCTGCCGTTGCCCTCGACTGCCTTGCCGCCCACCAGGGTAGGCAGGGCGTCGCGCTGGATGGTTCGGCGGCTCGTCGACTTCTCCCAGCTAGCAGCCAGTCCCTTGCCCACCCAGGCTGTAAACGCCGATTTTTTCAGGCGCTGCTTGCGGCGGCTGTCCCACACGTCGGTGGTCGGATAGATCAGCTGGAAGTGCGCGAGCAGCACCTCCAGGGTGGGCGCACGCATGTCGCCCTCGATGTCCTGAGGTTCGGCTGCTGGAGGCGCATCCGGCGGCGGCGCATCATCCAGGTATGCTGGCGGCTCGTCACTGAAAGCGGTCGGCTGGGGTGCCTCGGCAATGGTGAGGGCGCGGGAGCGCGCCGCCAGCAGCTGCTCGCGCACGACGTCCAGCGATTCAGCCAGGTACAAGTCGTTGAAGTCGGATTCCTTGCTGTCCTCGGCGCGATCGGCGAACACCGGGATCACGACCGAGGCATTGCCCACGGCACGCGCCGCAGCGCGAGATCGCGACACCCCGGCGTTCTCGAACTTGGTCAACTGGACGCGCCGGCCCGAGCGGATGTCGGCCTCGATGTATGGCGTACCGGTCTGGTCTTCTCGCCAAGTAGCGCGCACGCGCACGGTGTCCCCGCCGGCCGAAGTCAGCTCGACGTCGTTGCCGTCGATGACGGGGTCCCACTCAGTGTCGAATTCCTTCAACAGGAACTCGCCCAAGCGGGCCACGATGCGCATGTCGTCATCGGCCAAGAACAGCAAATGGGCGTCAGGGAAGTCACGACGCAGCTGCTGCGCGACGGGCATCAGGTTGCCAGCATTGAACGCGACCATCGTCGGCGTGTCGAAGTCAGTCGCCATGCGCGCGGTCTCGCAGGTCGCATAGCCCTCCCCGATCTCAATCAGCGCGGGCGGTGCATCGGCGTTAATGCGACCAAGCAGACAACCGCCAGCAATCATGTCGATGCCGCTGCTGAATCGCTTCTCGCCGTCCGGCTGGATGCGCTGCAGCCCAGCCAGGCTTGCACCGGCCGGGCTGTACTTGCACACTGGGATTAGCAGCACGCCATCGGCGTCGACGCGTGTTTTCTCGCTGCCGACGCGCTTGCGCGCCAGGTAGGGCGACGGCTCGTCGCTGTCTGCTGCTGCCGTCCACGCCTGACGCGCGCGATTCGCGGCCATTTCGGCCTTGCGCTGCTTGCGCTCGGCCTGCGCGTGCTCGTACGCGGCCTGCTTGCGCTCGGCCTCGGCACGTTCTTCCGCCGACACGCCGGCCCATTCTGCCTTGACCGTGATCGAGTTCGGATCCTGGCCCTGCCAGATGCCGAACGCGCCGGTGACGATCTGGCGGCCAGAGTCGAGTTGCATTTCATGCAGCAGGTACCACGCCTTCTTCTTCGGGCCGAAGCGATGCGCCTTGCCGTCCAGGACCGGGTGGCCTGACGGCAGCGCTGGCAGGCCGGAAGCTGCCATCTGTTCAACGACTTGGTCGCGCGTCAGCATTGGTCGTCAGCCGCGGGGCGGCAATAAATCTGGAACATCAATGCCATCAGCTCGCGCGTGGTCTTGTGCATCTGCTGGGAGATTTCCTGCAGGTCGGCGCGCTCACGCTGGTCGATCTGGCCGTCCTGGATTGCCGCCGTGTAGGTAGCCGACAGGTTCCCCAGTTCGACGTACAGTTCGTGGAACTTGCCGTGCAATTCCTCGCCGGTGACGCCATCTGCTTCGGGCAACTGGATGAACACGCCGCCAGATTGCGCAGCGATCGCCTGGGCGAAATGCGTGGTCTCGGAGTACGTCTGGATCAACAGCGCGGTATCCACGCGCATACCCTGGCCCTTGACCTCGTACACGCGCGCTTCAAGCTGCGACTTGCTCATGCCCAGCGTAGCGGCAGTCCCATTCCAGCCGTGTACCGTGATCATTTCTTGATAAGCAGGTAATAGATCCACAGCGTTTCCTTCCAATTCTTGGGTATTGCGAACAAGGCAATGTTGATAGTCTTGTGCAACCTTGCTAACAAAAAATTTCCTATGTGCAACTTTAAGACCGAGCAAAAGTTCCACCACCTTGTTGAGGATGGCGTACTGGCTTTCGAGCTAACGTTGCACGTTCATAGCGGCCCGCTGATCACGCTGCGCGCTATGCAGACGGATGCTGGACTGACTTGGGCCTACGAGGTGGGCACAGGAGCCGGACTGGACACAGCGGACTGCGCAACCGCCAGTTCGGCGGCGCGCTCCGTCGTGACCCCGTAATCGCGCGCGAGCTGCTGCAACCCGCTGACCACGGCGTAGGAAGGCCGCTTGATGCCAGCCTTACCTGCTTCCATGTCGCTGATCGAAGTTTGTTTAAGGCCCACCGCGCTACCGATTTGCGCCTGGGTCAACCCGGCCTTACGAAGGCCCGAAATCGTATGAGGAATGTCCATGGAACAGATTATAGGAAATCCGATTTATGAAGTCAATCGGAATTCCGAACGTTTGCCGCACGATAATATCGGTATGTCTATAGGCTCAAGAATTAGGGAGGCTCGCCGCGCGGCGAAGCTGACCCAGAAGGCGCTCGCCCAGAAAGTTGGGATGGCGCAAGCATCACTATCGGAGCTTGAAACTGGCGAGAGCCAGGGCACGACCATGGTCGCCTCATTCGCAGCTGCACTGGGAGTAAATGCCCTGTGGCTAGAGACTGGAAAGGGAACGATGCAGGGTGAGAACCATGCCCTCGCAGATGAGGCTCCATTCATAGAGGAAGGCTCTTTGTTCCCTGGCGCAGTACGCGTCGTGGCAGGCGATGAGCCTGATACCGTTGCAGTGCCGCGCGTTCGACTGCGCCTGCGCGCGGGCGTTGCGCAGTTCGACACCGAACCCGACATGAATGGCGACGGTCATGAGCAAATGCCTCGCGCCGTCTTGACCGCCTTGCGTCTTGATCCACGCAATCTTCTAGCGCTACGGGTGCGTGGAATGAGCATGGAGCCGATGTTGTTCGAAGATGACGTCATCATCATTGACAAATCCGATACCAAGCCCGTTAGCAGGGAAATCTATGCAGTGAACTTCAACGGCGAACCCTGCATCAAGCAGCTCATATACCGCGGCGGGCAATGGTATCTTCACTCGATAAATCCCGACCATGGGCCTGTGAATGCAAAGAGTGGGCAGTGCAGTATTGTAGGGAGAGTGGTGTATCAACCTGGACGAGTTGTAACCGGAAGACTTTAATCATGTTCAAACCAATCATATTCGCTTCGCTCTTGTCCCTCATGGTCCCAGGGCTTGCACTGGCCAGCTCTTGCGCAACGCTGGACTATCAAGAAATGAAGGACATGTCGACAGCCGAACTACTTTCTGAGTCTTGCGAAATCGGATCTGCCGTAACCAAGAATCTTGATGAAGGCATGGCTGCTCTCGGGCGCTCCAACCAATCTTCGTCCAGCGAGGTTAGACAAACTAACTTTGAAAACTGCATTGCGCAGTCGCGCCGGGTTGATCGCATATTGGAAAACAAAGGCATCACGAAGGACACCGCAAGAGCACTGTGCAGGCTGCCACCCGATCAGCGCAAAGAGGAACTGGTGAAAGCTTCGTCGCCTACCGATTAAGCACCTCAACACCTCCGACCAGCCCCGTTATGCGGGGCTTTTTTTCGCCTAGAAATAAATTTATAGGTAATCCGATTGACTTAGTAGATCGGAACTCCGATAATTGCTTCATCGACTTTGATGGAGCGCACATGAACACCTACCGAGTGATCGTCCGAACGACCGGCGCAGCCCACGCGCTGACCGTGCCGGCCGCCAGCACGGCCGAGGCCGCAGAAGCCGCCGCAACTCAATTTGCGAACGTTCCCTGCGGGATCACCGTCACCGATCGCGAGGTGCGCGCGTGACCTCCTCCACCATCCCGAACGGTGCGACCCGCGCTACTGGCGACCTGGTCGAGCACCTGATGAAACTAGCGTTCGACCGCCCTCGGGAGCCGCGCAGCGACGCCTACAAGAATGGCGTACGCGCTGTGCTGGCTTTCCGCGCCAACAGCACGTTTGACATTTCCGCTCCATACGCCGCTGGCAGCGCCGAGCGCGACGCCTTCATCGCCGGCATGGACGAAGGCCGCGAAGTGTGGCGCTCGCAGATGCGCACGGAGGAAGCGTGAGCACCGTAGCTGCCCTGCGCACCGCAATCGCGGACTGCGTCGCCAAAGCCTCCTCCGATGCACCGGCCGACTGCGAACGCCGTCTGGCGATCTTCATCGCTCGCCTGTCCGGCTCGATGGAGTCGCTGGGAGAGCACGAGATCGACGCCATGCTGTGCGGCCTGTTCGACCACGATCCATCCATACCGTACGTCGAGCCGCGGCTATCGATGGCGAACCTCGCGGCGGCCTGAGATGGGGTTCCTTTCCCTCTTCCGCTACTACCGCTTCATCGGCAAGCCGCTCCTCCAGGCCGTGAGCCTGGCACGCCAGCACCGGATGCCCCGGAGATAGCCATGCACCGCGCCTCGCCCGACCGAGCAGCCCTTGAAATCGCGCACCGCGCGCTTCACACGGACGCCCACCTGGACGAGATGCTCACCCACCCCGCCCTCAAGATCATCTTGGAGGCCGTCGCCCGCCGGCACATGCAGCGCCGCGCGCGGACCGATGTGAAGAAGCTGCAGGCCAACGACCAAGATTGATCACCAGATGACAACACCGAACAGCCTCACTCCAAAAGCCGATTTCGTATCGCTGAAAGTCGCTGCCGAGGACAAGAACAATCCGAACGTATCGAAGGTCACCTCCTTCGCCGTCGATCCACGCGTGCTGGAGGCCGACGAAGAATACAACGCCCGTCCACTCAGTCTGCAGCACGTTGAAGAGATGGCGCTGGCCCAGCGTAACGGTGCGGTGTTCCCTCCGATCGATGTGCAGGTCGTGGCCGGTCGCATTATTGTCGTTGACGGTTACCACCGTCGTGCGGCGTCACTTAAGAACATTGCCGAAGGCTTCGAAATCAAGCTGCTGGAGGCACGCCACTTCCGTGGCAACGATGCCGACCGCGTCGCCCACATGATCACCAGTGCCGGCGGCCTGCCCCTCACGCCGCTTCAACTCGGCGTGCAGTACCGCAAGCTAGTTGGCTTCGGCTGGTCGGAGCTGCAGATCGCCAACCGCGGCGGCAAGTCCGTCCAGCACGTCAAGGACATGATCCAACTGGCCGAGTCCAACAGCGACGTTCACCAGCTGGTGAACGCAGGACAGATCTCCGGTACCGCGGCGCTCAAGATGGTCAAGCAACACGGCGCCAAGGCCGGCGCAGTCATCCAGGAGGGACTGGAGGAGGCCAAGGCCAACGGCAAGGAGAAGGTGACGCCGAAGGCGCTTGCGCGACGAAGCTCCCCGCGCAAGCCGGATGACAAGTTCATCGTCGCCTGGCTGGTCGCGAATGCGCAAGCACAGGGGTGGCCGTTCCCTGGCGAGACGCATCGCACCTACACCATCAAGTTCCAAGTACCAAACGAGGTCACTCATAGCGACGACCTGAACACGCTGCTCGCGAACGCAGCCAATTACACCACCACCTGAAAGGACCACCATGGAACGCAACTCCATTGGCCCCGGCTCGCCCGTCAAGTTCGACAGCGAATCCGGCCCACAGCAAGGCACCGTCGCCGAGATTCTCACGGACATCGGCAACGGCGCTCGCATCGCATTCGTTCGCGTTGCCGGCACCCTCGACGGCGCGCCGTGGCGCGTCCCCGTCAACGACCTGCAGCATGCGGAGGCGGCATGACGAAAGCATTCGCCATCTTCCTCCAGGACCTGCGTGACGGCCGCGCGCACACCGAACTGACGGCGTCGCTGGCCGAGCTGCTGGCCGCCGTCAAGGAGACCGGCAAGGCCGGCGAGATCACCTTGAAGCTCAAGGTGAAACCAGCCAGCCGCGGCTCCGACGTCGACAAGGTCACGATCTCGGACGCCATCACCACGAAGCTGCCGAAGCCGGAGCGTGGCGACGACTTCTTCTGGCTCACCGACGACAACGACCTGTCGCGCAACCATCCGCGCCAGCAGACGCTGGAGCTGCGCGAGGCCATCACCCCTACCCCACTCAACTTCAAGGAAGCCTGAACGTGAACGACGACAAAAACAATTCGACCGGCATCGCCGGCAGCACCATCGCAAGCACCATCGAGCAGACCCACTTTGACGCCAGCACGATCGACAAGATCGGCGCCCTGTCGCTGGCGGCAAGCGCAATCCAGCAGATCGACGGCACCACGCACTTGGTGATCCCGGAAGACTTCAAGCACATCGACCTGACCGCCGCTCTGGAGAAGGCTGGCGCCCATCCGAAGCGCAAGACCGGCACCGTCCAGCTTGGCGACCTTGCGAGCTTCAACGTGTACGTGGCCGACCAAGGCCAGACGCACGACACGTACATCTACGCCGACCCGGACACCCGCGCGCTGACGGCGGTCCTGAACGAACATTCGAAGGAGGACAGCGAGTCGGGCTGGCGCGACCACCGTGCCGTGTACAAGGCCGAGCTGAGCCGCGAGTTCACGAACTGGCTGCAGTACAACAAGAAGCTGATGGAGCAGGAAGACTTCGCCATCTTCCTGGAAGACAACATCGCCGACGTGGTCGAGCCATCCGGCGAAGCCTTGCTCCAGGTCGCACTGACCCTGCAGGCGAAGACCGAAGTCAACTTCAGCAGCCAAAAGCGGCTGGACAACGGCCAAGTCCAGTTCGCCTACAGCGAGACTGTCGACGCACGCGCCGGCACCGGCCTGATCGAGATCCCGCGCGAGTTCACCATCGGCCTGCGCCTGTTCAAGAACGGCGACGGCTACAAGATCCGCGCCCGCTTGAAGTATCGCCTGGGCGGCGGCAAGCTCAAGTTCTGGTACGAACTGGACCGCGCCGACAACGCGATCGAGGACGCCTTCCAGGCCTACGTCGACCAGGCGCGCGAGAACGGCTTCACCGTCCTCATCGGCCGCCCGTAAGCCGCGAGCTCGCCATGCGCCGATTCCACCGCCGCCCCGACTTCCAGCCAAAGGCGAATGTGCCGATGGTGACCGAGACCCGCGACAGGCTCGCAATCGAAGTGCGCATGGCGGGCGAGGTGCTCGCCGCACGCCCTTCCATCGACGCGTACAACGCGATGTCGAAGATGCTGGCGGCGCTGGACCGCGCTGGCATGCGCCCGGCCTTGCTCGCACCTGGCACACAACTGATGAACCGCATCTGCGATCGCTTCGAGAAGACTGGACAGGTCACCGTGGAGCGCGAGGAGGCCGCAGGCCTGCGCCAGGTGGCCGCCAACATCGACGCAGCGCTGCACCGCCTGCCGCTCCAGCGCTTCAAGCGCGCCGTAGCCGAGGTCGAGGCGTTCTTCGCCATCGTCGAACCAACCCCAACGAATAATCAACATGAAGCGTGACGCATTCACCCTGTCGCTGGGCTTCGGCCATGAGCGCATTGCAGACAACTTTGCCGGCGGAGGTGGCGCCAGCGAGGCGATCCGACAGGCCTTCGGCCGCGACCCGGACATCGCTATCAACCACTGCGGCGAGGCGCTGTCGATGCACTCGGCGAACCATCCAACCACCCGCCACATCCGCGAGGACGTGTTCCTGGTCGACCCGCTGCGCGAGATCGGCGACGGTCCGCTCGGCGCGGCGTGGTTCTCGCCGACCTGCACGCACTTCTCCAGGGCGAAGGGCCACAACATTCTCGACCAGACCACGCGCGGGCTCGCGTGGGTAGTGTTGAAGTGGGGCGTGCAGCTGGCGCCTCGCCTGATCTTCCTTGAGAACGTGGAAGAGTTCCAGACCTGGGGGCCGCTGGACGCGGCAGGCCGGCCGATGAAGCAGCACAAGGGCCAGACCTTCCAGGCGTTCGTACTGGCACTGACGACGGGCCTGCCCAAGGATCACCCGGACCTGCCCGAGATCCGCGCGACGCTCGGCGACGATTTCCCGATCGAGCGCATCTTCGCCGGCCTGGGCTACCAGGTCGAATGGCGGGTGCTGCGCGCCTGCGACTTTGGCGCCGGCACCATCCGCAAGCGCCTGTTCATGGTCATGCGCCGCGACGGCATCGCCATCCGCTGGCCGCATCCGACCCACGGCGATCCGAATTCGGTCGAGGTCAAGTCGGGCAAGCTGCTGCCGTTCGTCACCGCTGCCGACTGCATCGACTGGACGATTCCCTGCCGGTCGATCTTCGATCGCAAGAAGCCGCTGGCCGATGCGACGCTGCGCCGGGTCGGCAAGGGCTTCGAGCGGTATGTCAAGGATGCAGCCCGGCCCTATATCGTGGGGTGCGGGGGAGCCGCATACGCCGGCAAGCCAGTGTCGGCCGACCAGCCGCTCGGCACTATGACTACGGAGAACCATCGCGCGATCGTCATTCCCCACGTAACGAAGTTCAACACTGGCAGCGTTGGGCATGCTGCTGGAGAGCCGCTGGCAACGGTCACGTCTGGCGGCGGCGCAGCACGTCCAGCTGGAGCTGCCCACGGGTTGGGCCTGGTGACAGCATCGCTTGTGCAGTACTACAAGAGCGGCAGCCAGAACGTCTCGGCCGACAGGCCGATGCCGACCATCGTTACCAAGGATCGCGTCGGCGTGACCTGCGCGTACCTGGCGAAGCATTACAAGGGCGCCGTCGGGGCGAGCGTCGAACAGCCCACGCCTACCGTGACGACGACTGACCACACCTCGCTGGTCACCGCGCACTTAGTGGGAATCGATAACAAGAGCAACGGCGATCGCGACGTGTGGGATGTCGCCCGGCCACTCGGCACCATCGTCACCGAGAACCGCCATGCGGTCGTCACAAGCAACCTGGTGAAGCTGCGCGGCACCAGCACCGCGGCGGCCACCAACGAGCCGCTGGCAACCGTCAGCGCGGGCGGCACACACCATGCCGAGATGCGCACCACGCTGGCCCACCCAGGCCAGGCCGAGGCGCGCCGGGAGATGATCCGCGCATTCCTGCGCGAGTACTGCCCGAGCCTCAAGGATGCCGAACAGCCCGAACTGGTAACCATCAACGGCGAGGTGATGGAAGTCGTCGATATCGGCCTGCGCATGCTCGTACCGCGCGAGCTCGCCAACGCACAGGGCTTCCCGCGCGACTACAAGCTCGACCCGCTGCACACCAAGGTCAACAAGCGTGGCCGTACCGTCACCAAACCGCTGTCCACGTCGGCCCAGGTGCGCATGATCGGCAACAGCGTGTCGCCGCCGCCGGCGGTCGCGGTTCTCCGCGCTAACAACGCGCACGAACAGTTGATGGCGCGCGCAGCATGAGCAGCTTCGGTTCTACAAGCCGGCTCAGCTCGGACCTGTATCGCGCGGAGACCGCCGCGTCACGACCAATCACCCTGCGCCGCCGTCGGTGCACCTGCGGGAAGGTCGTCACGGCCAAGCAGCTGGTGCAGTGCGGCGCCTGCAACTCGTGCTTCCGCGCTGCCGCCGACCAAGTGAAGGAGGCAGCTTGACGGGACCAGTTCCAGGCAACCAGGACCAGCCGCTCGACGAGGCGAGCTACCGCCATCACCTCCTGCTGTTGAAGTCGATGCACTGCGCCCGCCCGGTCGTGCACCAGGGCTTGAACCGGTTCATCAGCTGCCTGACTATGAACCGCGACGGCGGCGGCATTTCGATGACGGTCTACCTGGCCGGCAAGGCCGAAGGGTTCGACAGCAGCGAAATCCAGATCAAACACTCAACGAACGAAAGGACAACAGCATGACCCTCATGACCCTGCAGGCACTACACACGCTGGTGGCCGACGATGCATTCGCCGGCACGTTCCAATCGGTGAGCCAGTACCGCGGCGCATTGCTGCGCGCTTTCGGTTACCTGACTGCCAATCCGACGGTTACCAGCATCATCTCCAATAGCCAGGAAGGATCTGAATTCGAGGAAGAAGGCTCAGCATGATCCCGGAAATGACCGATCCGATGGGCCGCCACTGGCGACAGCCGGCCGACATCCGCGCCGCGCTGATGGACGACAAACATGTTCTGCTCACTCGCCACCAGATTGACGAGTTACCAGATTATTCCCGCAGTTATCCGTCGGGCACCTACAACGGAAAATGCTGGAAGCGCGAAGGCGAGGAATGCTGGTATCTCTGCTGGTATCAACCACACCCAATGCCAGGAAAGATCGGCATCGGATACCGCATCATTTTGCCGTTAGAACACAAGAGCTTTGAAAGCTAG